CCCCCTCCGGCTCAATCGCTCCAAGCTCATCCTCCATCCGCTCCAGCAGGCTCCGCCCATCATCACCCAGCGCCTTCATGTACTCGTCCATCCGCTTCCCGCCCCCACCACAGAAGGCCAATACCATCGCATCCGCCCGATCCGGACTGTTCACCCCGCGAGCCCGCAGCTCATCCTTCCCCTCCAGCGTCAACTTCCCCTTCCCGTTCGTCCGCACCTTCCGGCTCACGAACTGCTGGAGCAATACCTCGTCCGTCCCGACCGGTCCCAGATTCACCTTCCCCTCCTCCACCATCCGCCCGAACTCAATCCACATCTCAGCCGCACGGTTCACGAACTGATCATCCCGGATGGCCCGCTCCCCGAAATTCACCCGCCTCACATCCCAGCCCTCCGCCCTGAGCGCATCGCACATGACAACCCCCATGCCACCCACATCCGCGTAGATGTCCTCGGCCTTCAGCTTCCACTTCCGGAACTCGCTGATGAACCGCCCCACACTGGCCATCGTGTCCTTGTCCCGCCAGCGGATCAGCCCCTTCACCGTGTTCCCATGGCGCACCACCATCACGCTCTCATCCCCGCCGGCTGAGAAATCGCAGCCCGCGGTCAACCGGTGCCCCTCCGTATCCTCCTTGGGTGGGCCACTCACAACCTTCTGCCAGTCAGCAGTTTTGACCGCCGTGAGACTCCCGTCATCCTCCATGAACTCCGCGTAGATCATCGAGCGCACCAGCGGGTGCCCCTCGCCCCAGCGGGCCATCTGCTCATCAATCCACTCCTTCCGGATATGCGGACAGTCGTAAGCGGTCACCGTGAAGGTCTGCCACTTGCCATCGTTCCGCCTGAAGACATCGTAGAAGTACCCGGAGGATCCGCCCGGGCTGCTCATGAGGAGGGTTCTGGTCGGCTGGCACCGCTCCATCGACTGAAATATCCCATCCGGAACCGCCTTCGCCTCGTCGACGATGTACATCAAGTCATTGCTCGGACCCTGAACGTGCCAGCCTTCCGCCTTCTCAGGGTTGCTCGCGCTGGAGGGGAAGGATGAGCTCCGCGCCAGAGGGGTGAACAGCCCGGATAGGGCGGATGCGATGGTGCTGGCCTTCTGCGGTGGTGGCGGGAAGCGGATGGACGAGTATCTCAAGGCCCTCGGGGATGACGGTCGGAGCCTGCTGGAACGGATGGAGGATGAGCTAGGGGCGATAGAACCGGAGGGGGTTGCGCTTGCTGGTTGCGAGGTGGGGGGATAAGAGGAGGGGAGGACATTTATGATGACCGATAAACAGCGGAGTGCGTTGCAGGGGCAGATTGTCGAGGCTGTGGGCCAGCGCAGCCCGTGGGAGCTGCGGCAGACGAGGTGGTACGAGCTGCGGCACCATGGATTGCGCCGTACGAACAAGCCCTGGCCGAAGGCCGCGGACCTGCACTGGCCGCTGATCGATACGGCGATCGAGAAGCTGAAGCCGCTTTTCCTCCAGCAGGCGCTGGGCATGGATGTGGTGGCCAGCTTTGTGCCGATGCGCCAGCAGTTGAACGCGTACACGAAGGTCGCGGAGGACTGGTTCAATTATAAGATCCGGGAGAAGACCAATTTCGTGGATGAGGTCCTGAGCTGGGTGGACTACACGCTGATGAGCGGGCGCGGGGTGATGAAGTGCTTCTGGAACCCGGGCGATAAGCGGGTGGGATTCGAGGCTGTGGACCCGATGTATTTCGTGGTGCCGGCGTACACGGTTGATCTTCAGGATGCGGACTGGGCGGTGCATGTGATGCCGATGAGTGTCCCGGCGTACAAGCGCATGGCTGGCCAGTTCGGGTGGAAGGCGGACTCGAAGACGATCGAGAAGATCCGGGGGAATCCGCAGGAGGACGACAATATCCCGGGGGCTGCGACCGAGGACGATGCGAAGCAGTTGCGCGAGGGCATCACGTACACCACGAACACGGATGGTGTGATCGTCTGGGAGGTGTACCGGAAGCGGGATGACGGTGTGTGGGAGGTTTACCTGTACAGCCCCGCGGCGGTGGATCTGGACCTGCGGGACCCCATGGAGCTGCCCTATGACCATGGCCAACTTCCGTTCGTGGATTTCCCGTACGAGATCAAGGACAAGGGCTGGTTCAGCCCGCGGGGAGTATGCGAGATCCTGGCTCCGTTCGAGCTGTCGATGACCTCGATGTGGAACCACAAGCATGACGCGATGACGCTGTACAACCGCCCCCTGTTCCGGGCGGAGCGGGAGCTGCCGAACAGCATCAATCTGCGGTTCCAGCCGGGTCAGATTCTGCCCTACGGGGTGGCCCCGGTGCAGATGCCGCAGCCTCCGGTGAGCTTCGATCAGGAGCTGAACCAGACCCGTGCGGTGGCTGAGAACCGGATCGGTAGCCCGGATTACGGCATGTCCACGGTGATGAGCGGTGGCAGCGACCGGAGAACCGCGACCGAGATCCAGAGCATCAACGCTCAGGCCATGCAGAGCGGCGATCTCCGGGCGCGGCTGTTCCGCATGGCGCTGGGCAAGCTCTACCGTCAGGCGTGGGGCCTGTACATCCAGTACGATGCCAAGAGCTTGCGGTATCGGTTCGCGGAGGACTCGCTGGAGGCGGACCCGATCGCGTTGCACGATCAGTACGAGCTGGAGCCGAAGGGTGGCATGGACATGGTGAGCCGGCAGATGATGATCCAGCAGGCCATCAACCGGAAGCAGTTGTTCATGAACTCGCCTTGGGTGGATCAGGTGGAGCTGGACAAGAGCATCATGGAGTTGGACGACCCGAGCCTCGTGAAACGGCTGCTCCGTGATCCGGGCCAGAAGGCGGCGGACGAGCTGGAGGACGAGACCAAGACGATCCCGACGCTGCTGGTGGGTATCCCTGTGCCTGCGAAGCCGGGTCAGAACTACGCGGGTCGGATCGGGGTGCTGATGCAGTACCTGAATGGGGCGATGCAGCAGGGCCAGCAGTTGAGTCCGGTGAGCAAGAACGCGTTCATGATGCGGATCGATAGCCTGTTGCAGGGCTACGAGCAGGTGGCTACGAACGAGGCGCGGAAGCTGCGGAAGGAGATCCAGAAGTTCTTCGAGAGCACGGGCATGCTCGCGGCTCAGGCCGCTCCACCCCCCGCTCCGGTTCCTGCGGAACAGGCTCCGGTTGCTGAGGCTCCCGTGATGTAACAAGGATGATCACCGTGACCTGTAAGGATTGCCGGTTCTATTGTGTGGACGGGACTTGCCGCAGGTTCCCGCCCGCTGGGAGACCTAGTTGTTGGCCTACTCTCAATGCCAACGACTGGTGCGGCGAGTTCGAGGCCAAGAAGATCATGATACCGCTCACCGAAGGAACCGTCGTCCAATGCAACGTCGCACCGGCCACGCCCCGGGAGATCGAGCCGGGAGGGTTACAGGCCCTTGAGGAGGGCGTGGCTCCGAAGGTCCGGTTCCAGCGGAAGAAGCCCGCTGTATCCGACCTCAAGGAGATTCAGGAAACACCGCTGTTCGGAGGCGAATGATATGGCTGAATACCAAGGCAAGAAAGTAGCGCTCAACAAGCCATTCTATACTCCGGGAGAGAAGAAGAAGAAGGCGGTGTACGTTCGCAATCCGAAGGGTACCGTGATCAAGGTCCGCTTCGGTGATCCGAATATGGAGATCAAGCGGGACGATCCGGAGCGTCGAAAGAACTTCCGTGCGCGGCATAACTGCGATACGGCTACGGACAAGACCACGCCGAGGCATCCTGGTGCAAAGCCTGGTGACCCATTTCCAACATGAAGAAGAAATCCAAGTTCAGTAAGCTCGCCACCCAGCTCAAGAAAGAGGGTGCCGATGATCCCCGGGCACTCGCCGCCTACATCGGTCGCAAGAAGCTCGGTGCCGCTGAGTTCATGCGCCGTCAGGCCGCGGGTCGGAAGAAGGCCGCAAAGTAACCATGATCTCCATCATCGCACGAGTCCGCGCTGCTTGGACCTTTGGCCGACATCAGTGCTGGGTGAATCCGCTTCCTTGGCGCAAGGAGGATGCCAACGCACTGAGCAACTTCTTCAAGAGCGATAGCGGGAAACGCTTCAAAGACGCTCTGCTGAATACCGTTCTCATGCAGAACGCTTCAGCCATAACTGACCGAAACCATTTGCAATACTCATCGGGCTTTGCAATGGGTCAGGCCAGTCTTGTGAAGGTCATCGAGATGATGGCCGACCAAGAATCAATTACGGGGCAGGAAGATGATCCGGATTCTGCCACGAACACATAGGATCAAAGTTGCGGTTGTTGGTCTGTGCGGACCAGCAAACGAGTAAAAGCACAATATGGCAGATGATACACTGAGTGCCGATGCGATGCTCGCCTTGGCCAACGACTACGATGCCGGTGTCGATATCGACAGCCAGCCAAAGGAGCAGTCTCCAAATACCAATGAGACGGCTCCGGTTGAGCAAGATTCCTCCGATGCGGGGAGTGCCGGTAAAGAGGTCGATGGTGGCGAGCAGGAAGTAGGCACGAGCCGATCAGAGCCCGAAGCGAAGGCCGAGAAGAAGGCGGAGCCGAAGACGGAGAAGGACAAGAGCAGCAAATTCGCTCAGGAACAGAACCGAAAGGCGAAGACCTGGGAGCAAATCAACGCTGAGAAGGAGGCCCTCAAGGCCGAGCGCGAGGCGGTGAGGCGGGAAAGGGAGGAGTGGAGCAAGCAGCGGGAGCAATCCAAGACTGCCGAGACCAATTCCTTCCGAGATGAGAAGGGCTACACGGCGGAGGACTACGAGGCTGCGGCCAAGGAGTTCGAGGCCGATGGCGATTCTCAGTTGGCCAAGGCAGCGCGAGCCAAGGCTGATGGAGTCCGAAAAGCTGCTACGGAGCGACAGCAGAAGGCGCAGCAGGAGAAGTTCGCAAAGGCATGGTCTGATTCGTATGCACGGTTGTCCGAGAAGGAGACTTGGCT